GACACACCACGTGGGAATGATACATTTTCTGGTGGCAAAGTAAAGAAGTGATTCTTGAATTGTTCAATAGCTTTTTGGGTATTTGTTTCAGAACCAGTCATGATAACTTTAAACATCTCTTTCATTGCAATACGGCACACCTCAGGTGTACTTGACTTAATTGCCTCGATGCCCATTATCTTTAGTTTTGGTTCCTTATATTCAACACCCTCGCTGTTGTGAACATTTAGAATGTAACGTTTCTTGGCCGTCCATACACCTTTATCAGCAATGACCTCACGTTCCATAACCATTTTGTTTTGGTATGAATTCATGTGTTCAGCCAATCGGTCATATTCACGAGCAATCATAGGTTCGAATTGATCCTTGACCATACGATCAATCATATCAACAATTTGTTTAACCGGTTTATCAGTAAGACGTAGTTTTTCAACCAAAGGTCCAAAATTCACATAGTTCGAATCGGTATCAATTGCCACAACATAGTCAACATCGGATGTTTGACAAACCTTATTCATAAAGCCATTGAACGCATTTTCGGCCCATCGAATTGCCAACTGACCGGTTAATGTAATGCCCTCGGCCATACGTAGGTCAAAGTGACGGAAGTATCGGTTACCCATCGCACCGTAAAGTGAGTTCATCAAGATCTTTGCTGCCATTTGTTGGTTATTCAAGGTTGACACCTGTTTCTCCAACTTGTACACACCGACCTTATCTGATTTGTCTATATCAACCAATTCTTGTTCTGCCTGGAGCATACGCTTTTTGGTTGCTTTACGTTCGGCATAAATGGTTTCGATTAACGCTGGGATAATACCTTGTTTATCCTTACGATACAGAGTACCATTTGCTGCCATCGCATAAAGTTCAGGATTTGGATTGTTAGGGTTCGTCTGATTTAGACAATTATCAACATTCACACCTGGTACAATTTCATTGACAATAGTTTCAGGTGACATATTGCACTGCATAATGATATGCGGATATAGTGAGTTTAAGTCGAATGAAACAATCCAATCGTGCATACCGACCATTACATCCTTAACATATCCACCGGCGAAGTCCGATTTCATTTTGTCTTCGTTCGGCTGAACAATAATACCTTTGTCATGTAGGTCACGGTAGATGATAGCATCCCATATTGCTGTAGTACCTAACGTATCAGAGTAGTTTACACCACCACGATATGCCAGAGTCATAGCAAGATTGATGAGACCCATTTTGTCATCCAAGCGATAAACAATGCCAACGTCCTTGATGTTATAGTCACCAAACTTTTGAGGATCCTGTTCATATAGATCTTGAAGGTCTTTGTATTCCTCATATGATAGTTTCTTTTCACCGAGTTCTACATGAGCAATATGATCAAGTTTATATGATTCCTGGGCAGTGTATGTAAACTTCTTGTAGAGTTCAAGATAGTCCAGTTCAGTGATGCCGAGGATTTCATAGCACTGCTGTTCACGTCCATTGATCTTGATTGTACGCTGATTCACTTTACCCCACGGCGAAAGCTTCTGAGCGAAGTCCTCACCTAGTACTTTACTGATACGATTTACAATGTACGGAGTATCGAAGAATCGGCAGTTCCAACCAGTAATGATGTCAGGAGTGTTAACAGGAGATGACCACCAACCAATAAATGCCGAGAGCAGATTTGCCTCGGTTTCACAATAGAAGTAGTCAACGGTCATGCCATCAAGTTCAAGTTCAGTTTTGGCTATATCCCATTCTTTGAGATACCAAAGGTAGTACTTGTTTTCTTGGTTATTTCGGTAACAAATGGCATTGATTGGGTTGTTTGCATCGGCAGGATCTGAATAACCATCTTCGGTTTTCATAACCTCGATGTCATAGAAGCCAACGTTTACAGTATCTGGATCAAATTCAATCTGACCAGGAAACTTTTCCTGCAAATACTGAACGACGTAGTTGGTATTGCCGTAGATCTTGAAGTTTGGAACATCACCGTATTGCTGAATGAAGTCCTTAGCATCACGCATATCAGCAAACTTAAATGGTGATACAGTCATCCCATCTAGTGCTTTGTTAGGTCCATTCTCATCTGGAACAAAGAGAGTAGGACCGAACTTAATCCGGTCCTGAACTCGTTTGCCATTTTTGTAGCCACGGTATAGTAGATTGTTACCGTATCGAATACAATTTGTGTAAAATTCCATCAATCACCTCTTTTATCATCATGCATATATTATATCAAACTGAGATGTGGAAGTAAACATTAAATTATAATTTTTTGATCCGGTGTGATAATCTGCGATTTAGGGAACATTTTATCGTGCTGAGCAGCTAGGTCAGCAATTGGTGGTGCAACAAACATTACATCCTTAGGATCCAAATCCAAACCCTCGCTGAGGTCGGCATAACCCATAAATGGAGCAAGACCTAGTGATCCTGTATCAGTTGGGTATAGAATCGCAATATTGGTTAAACGGTAAAATGAGTTATCAATTGTTGCAATTTCACACAAAAGTTCTTCACCTGTGGTGAGACGTATTACTTTCAAATCAGACATAATATTTCCTTAAAGTTTAGTTATTACAAATTCTGGAGAAGACATTCCATAAGGATCGGTTGGGCAATTATCCATTTTATTTGGTTCTTCCCAAAGATCTTTAATTGTCATATCATTTACAACCATAGCGTATCGCCATGATCTTGCACCAAAGCCTAGATTTTCTTTATCAACTAGCATACCCATCCGGCCGGCGAACTCGCCATTACCATCAGGTAATAGTTTAATGTTCTTAAGACCTTGTGATTTGCCCCATTGGTACATTACAAATGCATCATTTACAGAAGTACACCAGATTTCATCAATACCTTTCTCGAGGAAATCGTCATACATCTTTTCGTAGTTAGGGAGTTGAGAGTTGGAACAAGTTGGAGTAAAAGCCCCAGGTAGGCCAAAGATTACTACTTTCTTACCGGCAAATAGATCTTTGGTAGTTTTATAAACCCATTTAAACGGATTGTCACCGCCAATGGATTCATCACGTTCACGCATGTAAAATGTTACATCAGGTAGTAGCATAATATTGTTCACCTATAATAAAGAGGCACCCCCTTTCGAGGGTGCTGTACTAATTAGTCTTTTTTGGAAACGAAAGAGTAGAACTCTTTAGCTTTTTCCATTAGTTCTTCAGATGTGTACATTTTAGGCATTGCTTCAAATGTAGACAAACCAGCATCCATGGTAGCTTGAACAAATTCACGGTTAAGCTCAAATTGCTTATCCATGTAATCTTTAGCCATGGCTAGAACTTCTGTACGGATTTCAAAGGGATTTTTATTTGACATAGTAGTTTCCTTGTGTTGTGTGTAGTATTATATATTACTTACTAATTTCATTGAGATTTAGTGGTCTTTTACTCATGATTGCGTGTTGCAAATCAGCTGTAGAAAACGTCCTAAAATCAGAGTTATGTGTTTTAAGATAATGTGCAAGTTCAGCAGCAGCACGTTCTTGGCGTGCACGGACAGAACGAACATAAGCTCTTTTCAAACTTCTTTTTAGTTTATTTAACATGTTGGTGTACCTTAGTTGGGTTAATTCAAGTGATATTATATCATTATCTATAACTAAGGTACACCATTTTTACGTTATTCCGTCAGAAGTTTCGGTTCGGATTTTTCACCATTATGATTAATTTTTATAATCTTAGGCTTCTCTTCCTCAGGAATAATTTCCTGCATCCGAATTGACAGAATACCATTTTCTAGATCAGCACCTAGAATTTCAACGTTATCGGCAACGGTGAATGCTTTACGGAATCTCTTAGAAGAAATACCTTTGTGAGCAAACTTCAATTCATCATCGCCAGACTTATAATCCTCAACTGTCTGAATTGTAAGTGTGTCTTTCTCTTGTATTACTTCAATGTCATCCATTGTGTAACCAGCAACTGATAGTTCTAGCAGAATGCCACCCTGACCCAACATAATGATATTATGTGGAGGGTATTGCTGATACGATTTGCTTGTAGAATTTAGACGATCAATCTGATCAAAGAGTCGGTCAAAACCAACGAATGAAGGGTGCTGTAGAGTCATATTAGTTCTCCTATATTTAGCAAGAATTTGAACGGACCGAATTATTTCGCATCCGTTCTATTTATACACGCTTACATTAAAACGTGTAAACTTTCACCTGTATGAATATTGGTGTATGATCTGGCAAATGCATTAATTGCAACCAATCGCCATCCATCTTCATACTTAAGTTCGTTCATTAGATTACTGCAACTATATTTTTCTGTGAAATGATTACGCCTTTAGTACCATCGTGGGTAACAGGTAAACCCTCACCCCAGCGAAGATACACTTTACTACCTGCTTCAAATTCAGTTACTTCCGGTCCAACGGCAAGTACAAGAGCAGGTTTCACACCAGTTTCAGTTGAACCAGTTAGGATGATACCAGATTTGGTAGTCTTTTCTGCTTCAACTTCTGTTACAAATACATTATCTTGAGTAGGTTTCATTATTTAGCATTTCCAATGTTATACTTGGGACATAATTCCCATTTATGTTTATCTTTAAAAGAGATTACCTTAATCTGTCGAAGTGGTGCGATGTTCTTGGCTTGTTCAGTATCAATAACATCAATTAAACCCCAGTCCGACAATAGAGTAGCGATTGTATTACGACGCTGAATATCATTCTCTAGTAGGTTAGATGGTTTACCATCCAACATAAACAACTCTTTGAAGTGTACAATGAAGTACCGACCTTGTTTGTGTAGGATATGACATGATTGAAATAGCTTATTATCTTTACGAGATGCTACACCAATACGAGTAAGAGTTTCGCGAACCTTAAGGAAATCATCTGGTTCATTAATTCGGACTTCAAGCATCATAGCTGGAGTCCATTCTACTGGTTTATTTTCTTCCACCTTTATACACCTTATGCTTTAACTTTTCAATTTGTTCATCGGATAGGAGCGTCAAAGCTTGGCGTGCTTTTTCATTACTGTAACCATAGTATTCTTTGACCACCTCAATAGGATCAGATTGCTCTGGTTTAAACCATTTAGAGAATCTTTTCCTTTTACGAACTATATTTATATAAAAGTCAAACTGACATCGGTTGTCAATCTGGTGGTATCTATTCATTTCATTTGCCGCAAAGATGGTATCCTGGAAGTACGATAAGCCACGGTTCACCATAAATCCAGAATATTGTTTTTCTGCCTCGGCATCTACCATAATATCAATCTTGGTTGTATTGATGGCATTTAAATAGTCAAACGGTGATAGTTTACTCATTGTGAAATCACCTGTGCAACAGTTTGCATTCGCATAACATCCATAGCAACGTCATGGGTTGCATCATGAGCTTTAAATTTATCTTCGAGACCTTCAGGTATAAACTTATTTGGTATACCAGATCCAAATGTCATACCATCAAGATAAGATCGAGTATCACGAATTTGCCAGTATTTGTAAGGTTCTTCCATACCCAAGGCAGATAGGATGGATGAAGTTACAACTGGATCAAACGTATTACCACGAGTAAAAATCATTTCAGTTTTTGCACATGATGCATCTAAAATGTCATATAAAGATGAGACATGAATATCTGAATCGGTGGGTTTAAGATATTTGTCACGGATAGATGCATCCTGATCTTTCCACCAATTAAGTGTGTCCATATCAATCTTTCGTCCGAGTTCCTCCACTTGTTGCTTAACATCAAATTTGTACTCTGAACACATTCCAATAAGTTCATCAAATGAATATGGATTTGTTGTGAAGCGAGACATATCAAATTGCATTACAGCGATTGAAAGTACCGGCAGAGTCTGGGGATCGTGGCCCAGAGTTTCATAATCATATATTGAGCAAATCATTTTGATTCCTTACTATTTTCAAGTTCTGCCACATGGCGACGTAGTTCGGAAGATGAGAATCGGTGGTCACGACTATTAAAGTAGAGTTTAATACCTCGAGCTTTACATACATCCTGACCAGTAAAGGGTTTACCTTTATATTCTACACCAAGAATTCTAACATCAATATCAAGTGCCGAAAGTATATCTTCAAGGTCCTGTTCAGTTGAATAAGGTATAATCTCATCAACATATTTGCAACCTTGCAATTGTATATATCTTTCTACTACCGTTTGAGCAGGTTTATTTTTATTAGGACGATCAATTGATGGGTCCATCTGTAATGCACAGATAAGGTAATCACACTGCTGTTTAGCTTCCTCCAACATCAGCACATGGCCAGCATGAAACAAGTCAAATGTTGATGCGGTAATTCCTATTTTCTTTACTTCCATTCTGTGGACCCCATCAATTCAGTCATACAAGCAACAACATTGAGCTCATGGTCAGCAACGAATGCATTCTTATATTGGTAATCTGCGAGGATAAGAACAATCTGTGGTATTGATTGTGGTTCTGCTTTTTCAGACATTGCATCATAGATCATACGGAAGATCTGCTGAGGTTCAACATCAATATTATCCACGACCCATTTACGCATAGCCTTAAAGTTCTTATCTTTAAGCGATTTTATAAGAACGTTGACATTATCCTCGGATAGGTCAATAAGCGCACCGGCATCGATCTTACCAGTAATGCTATAACGTTGACATTCATTGAGTACTCGCCTCCAATCCGGGAAGTGTTTTTCAACCAAAGCGGCCAAAGCTTTTGGTTCAAATTCAATTCCCTCTTCACCTAGAATACCCACCAAACGTTTAAAGAATGTGGCAGCAATCTTTGGTTTTTGACCAGCAGGAATGGCAAATTCGTAAACCGAACAACGAGAATGCAATGGTTCAATGATTCGATTCTTAAAGTTACAAGTCAGTATAAACCGACAATTGGAACTAAATTCCTCGATAAAGTTACGGAGGGCTGGTTGCGTCGACTGTGGATTTAGATAATCAGCCTCGTCAAGGATAACAACCTTATAACCACCTTGGAGTGACACAGTCGACGCAAACTGTTGGATCGTACCACGCAGAGTATCAATATTACCATCCTTTGAACCGTTGATGATAATGTAATCAAGGCCCAACTCATTACACAGAGCCTTAGCAACCGTGGTTTTACCGACACCAGCAGTACCGGTGAACATCATGTTTGGAAGTTCACCACCAGCAACAATTTTGCCAAAAACTGATTTAAGTGATTCAGGAAGAATACACTCGGCAATAGTTTTTGGACGATATTTTTCTACCCACAAAAAATCAGACATATAAGTCTCCATAACAAATAAGAATAAACATTATATCAAAAGCGAGTAGGGATGTAAACCCCTACCCAAACAAAGATTCATAAAGATCTTCAAGTTCCTCACGTTCAGTCTGAACCTGGGTAAATGTCTGCTTATGGTAGATTGCGGATAGTTTCTTAATGTATTTCTTATCAACACCAGTATCATCAGCTGCCTTTTCAATGATGTCCTTTTGCAGATCCTTTTCGGCATCAATACGAGTCATTGAGTTTGACATTTCTTTAATGGCGTTAGTTAGTTTTTCTTTATCTTTAGGATTAGTCAACATTTCTAGGATAACTCCAATTTCAAGATTAGTTTTGGATTTACGTGCTTGGTCTTTTAAAGCGTCAAAATTCATTATATGATCCTAAGTTTAAAGAGGGGCTTATTCAGCCCCTGTACCTTCTTCAGTTGCTTCGGCTGTTTCCTGTATGTCTTCAGGTTTTGCATTTGCCTGCACAAATTGTACAAGACGATTCCGAAGAGCACCAACATCAGCCAATTCAGCACCCTCAAATGCCCCACGTTTAGAACAAATATCAATAACCTGAATGGCAGCGCCAAGATCATTTAGGTTAAGTTGAACAGGTGAAGTTTCAGTTTCAGTTGCTGCAGCAGTAGTTTGTTCAGTCATATTATTCTCCTACTTTGGATGACTTCTCTAGAGCGACGAAGTATTTTACGCCTGACTCATTACGAAATTGTGAAATAAGCTTATTTGAAATTTCAACGGTATAATCACCGCCGATTAGTTTTAGGTTTGGAATACTGAATACATATGAAAACCCTTCAACACCCAAATCACCATCTTTTGATAGCTCAATTGTAAATGTGTTAGAAGTAGAATTCTTAGTATCTGTAACCGAACCAATGAGTTCCCCATCATTCTCTGTTACGACAAATTCAGAGCAACCCAGTGCAGTAGCCGCTCTACGAATAGACGCGAGTTCTTCTGCTGATAGTGAAAAACAAACATCGGTTGATGGCATTTTAATATCCTTAGACGGAGTAGTCAAGATAGACGGATCCGAGAAGAAATATTTAACTGCCGAACGACCTTCTTTGATTGTAACACTATTCATATCGTCAGCAAATTCGAGTTCAGGATCATCGAACATGCCATGTACTGATAGAAATTCACCGAGGTCATAGATGCCAAATGAACCTTCGAACGACTCAGCAATATCGGCACTGGCCATGACATTTTTGGCCTCTGCCATAGTCTTGACCACACTGCCTTCATTGATGACAATGTTGGAGTTAATTGTTGAGAAGTTCTTAAGAACATTGAGCGTGTCGGTTGATAGTTTCATAATGTAATTCACCTTTGTTTAATCTACCTGTCTATTATATCAAATGTTGTTGTCAATGTAAACAACTATTTTACAAATCATACGGTTTATTTCGTTTTTGTTGGATTCTATATATAAGCAAATAACCTAACAGATCCAGTATAACATCCTCACCAGCGTCACTACCTCTTTTTAAGCGACTAAGTTTATCATCAATACGGACATTAAGTTGCTCAATAATGTCCGACTTGGAGAAGATGCGTACAGGATCCAATGCAGAATCACCGTACGCTTTATTTTTAGCTATTAGTAGCTCTTCAATTTCAATGAGAACCGAAGTTAACTCTTTCTTAAATTGATCGTTTGGGTTCATGCAGTACTCCATTAGTTAAACACATCAGCAAGAGCGTCATCAATTGCTGCCTCACGATTTACAGTTTCATCAGTGGAAGACCCGAGTGAACCATCAACCTTTTCATATAGGTCAAGGAATGCTTCCTTAGTATCTTCATCAAAACGATTTACACAGAGCTGAATGGCTTTCTTACGATCACCAAAGATACTGAATGTCTGTGCAATGTGGCATAGACGGCGTGTGGAAACAACTTCATCCACACCACCATCATCATAAGTCTTACGAATGGTTTCGGACCAAACGGACAACAACTCAGCAAATTCGTTATCATCCACACCAAACTTTTCAAGGTGTTTATTGATAATCTTACGTTCAGTTGCAAGAGTTGGATAAGGCTGTTCCATGGTAATAGTGAATCGTTCCAGAAATGCCTCATCGATGATGGTTGCAGCAATAAACTTGCCGTCTTCAGAGCCACGACCTTTTGTGTTCGCAGTAGCGACCACGTTGAAACCAGGGGCAGGTACAATGACCTCACCTGTTTTCTTAATCATTACCGGCTTACCTTCGAGGACGCCCTGTAGGGCCATGATCTTGTTGGAACCACGGTCGATCTCATCAATTAGAAGCAGAGCACCAGCTTCCATTGCTTTCACAACAGGACCTTTGGCAAATACAGTCTCACCATTAATGAGACGGAAGCCACCCAACAGGTCGTCCTCATCAGTTTCAGGGGTAATTTGAACTCGAACGTATTCACGATTCAGCTTGGCACATGCCTGTTCTACCATCGTGGTTTTACCGTTACCGCTCAACCCTGAGATGTAAGTCGGATAAAATTGTTTTGATCCTACGATCATTTCAACATCTTTAGAGTTACCCCATGCAACATAGCATGAGTCCTTGGAGGGAACGAAAACATCTTCGTTCACAATTGATTGTACTGCAGAAGCCAATGGTTTCTTCTCCTCCATAACTTTTTCCTCACCACGGAATGGAACAACCGCGGCAGTCATATCGTAAACACCCCAACGAACAGCGTTAAATTGCTTGAGGTATTTATCGCCATCAATCTTTTTGAGGCCCAGGTCCTTACAAATATCAAAGACCTGGCGAGGTTTGAACTCTGTCTGACCTTCGAAACGGTTGGCCAGTTCAGCAGAGATACGGTCAAAGTTTGTCATAATGTAATCCTCAATTTGTCATTTGATGTAACCATTATATAACGCATTCGAGTAGGTGTAAACAAATATCTTTATTATTTTTATATTGATTTGTTATACACATATAACTTTTTATTACGCTACAGCCTTGGCAAATCCAACAGCAAGGGCACGGTTGGCCTTTTTGGACTTAGAGAACTTTTTGAATGCACGTACAATGTCACCCTTGCTTGCATTGTCCTTAACTTCGAACTCGTCGTTCACAGCATCCTGACGTCCATCAAGAATAAAGTAAGAATCATAACCATTTTTGGAAACCTGAGCAACTTTGTTTTCACGAAGTTCTTTTCGCATGTTATCATACTTTTCTATGTGCCAGAACTTATTACGAACCTCACGAAGGTTTGAAATAATAAAGTAACCCACGATATTGACACCGGAATCACTGATTGATTTTAGAATTTCGGTAGTTCCAGCATCACGGCTTGCTGATGGAATCTTTACATTTTTATTATTCATACGAACATAAACATCATTGTAACCCCAGGAGTTACTACCAACAACATTCACCCAACCACCATCTCCATCAGTAATGGTAACCAGATTTACTTTCTGAATAGCATTTTTACGTTTGAATTCCTTAATGATTTCATTCATTATGATTAAAGTTTCATTAAGTGGTGTACCACCTAGTCCATCAATTGGTGACAAAAATGGCATTGACCAACGGTCGCGAGTATATGCAATGTAGAGACTCTCGGCTGCTGCAAAGAATTCTGCTTTTGACATAGTTGATGATAGCTGTTGTACAATGTGGAGTGCATCACATTCGATCTCACCATTTTTCTGTGTAACACGCTCTCTGAATGTAGTATAACCAGTTGTAGTAAATGAGTAGATCTCAAATGGGATACCAACAGAGCGACAGAACATACCCAATACAATAGCCTGGTCAACCACGTTACGCAGAACATCTTGCATTGAACCACTGAAGTCAATCAAAGCAACCAGACCGTGATTTTTAGCATCAGCCAGGGTTGTTGTGCGTAGGAACAAATCATCATTGAATTTGTAAGAATGTAGTTTTGTTACATCCAAGGCACCAGATTTGGCAGTGGTTGCACGAGCGTGTTGGAATGCTGCTTTACGCATTTCAAACTCTTTTGCCATAGTGTTAACAGTTTTCTTGGATTCATCCATAAACTCATTAAACTGTTTTATTGCATCTGAATAGTAGTCAACATAGTATTCTGCATCTTTCAATGGCTCAATAAACTCATTGCGAATATTGATTGCATCTTTATATGGTACCACAACCTGTTTAATAGTTTCCTTAGAGATACCAGTTGATGCCTTTGGTAGGTCACCTCGCTTATTGGTTTCTAACAGCTGATTTTCATTTTCACGAAATGTATCATCGGTAGAAATATCATCAATGTTACCATTAG